AACCCTGCCTGGCAGGCTGTGCTCACCAATTCCAGCTTGGGCGCCACGGCCGCCACCAGCGTCTACATCGAGGTGGCGAACTCCACGGCGGCTTACGCCGTGCGGGTCCACTCGATTGCGCTGACTTGCACCACCGACACCGTGTCCACAGGAGGAACGCTGGCCGGCAGCACCTACGACGGTGCGTGGCGGAAGATCCGCGCCGTTTCTTCGCTGACCACGAGCACCGCCGGCAGCTCCGGCACGCCAAACGTGGCCGTTTATTGCAACTTGCAGAAACTAGGGTAATCCGCCCCGGGCGGCTCCCGGGAACTCCGCAGCAACTAGCACACATAAACCGGAGATCACCATGGCACGCATCACCAGCATTCACGGCCGCCGACTCGGCCTCGATGAGAACAACGGGCTTGTTTACAACCCCAAGCGATCTGGCTATCGGGTCGCTGGCACGTCGGATTCCACCGGCACGACGCTCGCCAACAACGGCTTCGTTAGTGTCACCAGCACGACCGACGATACGTGGAAGCTGGCCGATCCGTTCAAGGGTGCGGTCGTGACGCTGATGTGCATCAGCACGAGCACGGGTATTCACTCCATCAACCTCAACAACAGCGTGGCCTACTCCACGGTTGGCACGGCTTCGAGCACAGCAGTCCTGACCGGGTACGGCGCGAGCCTGACGCTGTTCGGGCTGACGACCGCAGTGTGGATGCCGATTGGCCGCGCTGGCTCGAGCGCCTCTGCCTACCTCTCATCCTAGGTGGCCGATGGCTGAAGAACTCAAGGTCGCATTGATCGGCTCGGCGCCTGCTTCGATTCGGCAGGCGCCTTATAACGATCCTTCCTGGCAAGTCTGGGGTTGCAGCCCAGGCGCTTACGGCGTCGTCCCCAAGGGCCGCAGCAATATCTGGTGGGAGATCCACCGTTACGAGCCTGGTCAGCCGTGGTTCAGCCCGGAGTATTGCCAGTTCCTGCGCGAGCATCCCTGCGTCATCGTGTCCGAAAAAATCCCGCAGATTCCCAATGGGATCGCGCTCGACTGGAAGTATCTAGTTCAGAAGTACAGCCCCTACTTTTTTACCTCGACTGTGGCCTGGATGATGGCGCACGCCATCGAGATCGGGGCCACCAAGATTGGGCTGTGGGGCGTCGACATGGCTGCGAACGAAGAGTACGAGGCGCAGCGTGCCGGCCTGCACTACTTCGCGCTCATCGCCAAGCAGCGCGGCATCGAGGTCGGCACGCCGCCTGAGTCGGATCTCTTCCGACCGCGGTTCCTGTACGGCATCGATGAGTCGACACACTTCCACGTCAAGATGCGTGCTCGCCGCATGGAACTCGAGCAGCGGCTGGCGGCAGCAGAGCAGATGGTGCAGCAGAAGCAGATCGAGAGCGCGTTCGTTCGCGGGGCGCTGGACGATTTGAACTACTGCTTTCAAACGTGGCCGGACAAGGCGAGCTTTGTCGAGCCGGTGGTCGAGCCGCTGGCGTTGCCGGCGACGATTGCGGCTGCGCCTGAACCGCCGCCCGCACCTGAGAAGAAGCAGCGCCGTGCGAGGGCCAATGGGCAGGACTCGCCGCCCATCATCGCCGAGGCGCACCTTGGCGCTGGCAGGATCACCAACTGGGGTGTGTGATTGGATCTCCATGACCTGATTGCCAAGATCAGCGCCCAACCGCAGAAGGAGCAGTTGGCGCTGCTTGCGCAGGTCAAGAAGATGATCGGTCCCCGCCGCTGGGTGCCGAACAAGGGTCCACAGACGCAGGCGTATCTCAGTGATGCGGATGTCTTGCTCTACGGGGGCGAGCCGGGTGGCGGCAAGACGCAATTGCTGCTCGGCCTCGCGTTCAACGAGCACCGCGAGTCGATGATTTTCAGGAGGCAGTACGCCGACCTGGACCGCATCATTCGCGATGCGCTCAAGATCCACGGCAGCCGCGAAGGCTTCAACGGCTCCCCGCCGCCAAAGCTGCGGTTGAGTGATGACCGCATCATCTCGTTCCGGGCCGCCAATCGTGTCGGCGAAGAGCAGGGCACGATGGGTGACGGGCGCGACTTCCTCGGCATCGACGAAGCCACCCACTTTGCGAAGACGCAGATCCAGTTCCTCATGGGCTGGGTGCGTACCGACAAGCCCGGGCAGCGTACGCGCACGGTGCTCGCGACCAATCCGCCGCTGGCCGCGGAAGGGCTGTGGGTGATCGAGATGTTCGCTCCCTGGCTCGACCCGCAGTTTCCCAAGCCGGCCAAGCCTGGCGAACTGCGCTGGGTGATCTCCGACGAGGACGGCAACGACCGCTGGGTCGATGGGTCAGACCCCGTCGAGATCAACGGCAAGCTGATGCATCCCAAGTCGCGGACCTACATCCCGGCCTCGGTCAAGGACAATCCCTATTACGTCGACAGCGGCTATGAGCGCGAGCTCGATGCCATGCCGGAACCGTTCCGCTCGATCCTCATGGGCGGGTTCAGGACGGCGTTTGTCGACGCGCACAATCAATGCATCCCGACCAAGTGGGTGCAGGCCGCGCAGGCCAAGTGGACGCCCACGCCGCCCAAGGGCGTGCCGTGCTGCTCGATAGGGGTGGATGCCTCCGGGGGTGGTGCCGACCCCATGGTGATCGCTGCACGCTGGGACGGGTGGTACGACGAGTTGATCGAGATCCCCGGCAAGGAGATCCCCATCGAGCGTGCCGGCGCATGGTGTGCCGGCCAGATCGTGTCCTACCGGGCCGACAACGCTCCGGTGGTGATCGACCTTGGAGGTGGCTACGGTGCGTCGATGTACGAGCACCTGAAGGCGAACCGGGTAGAGACGCACGGTTACAAGGGCGCCGAGGGCACGATCCGCCGCAGTAGGGATGCAAAGTTCAAGTTCACCAACAAGCGCAGCGCCGCTTACTGGCTATTCCGCGAGGCGCTCGACCCGGGACAGCCGGGTGGGTCGCCGATCATCCTGCCGAACCATCCGCGCCTGCTGTCCGACCTGACCGCGCCGACCTTCGAGGTGGTGCCGCAGGGCATCAAGGTCGAGCCGAAGGAAAAGGTCTGCGAGCGCCTTGGCCGGTCGACCGACTACGGCGATGCAGTCGTGATGGCCTGGTTCGAGGGTCCACGTGAAACCACGTCGGCCATCGAGTGGATGGACGAGCATGGCTACAAGGGCTTCAAGCGTGATCAACCGCGCATGATCCCGTCGAAGGTTCCGCCACTGAGCGCAAGGAGGTACATCAGTGGTTAGGTTCAAGCTAGAGCAGATCGATGAGATCGAGGACGAGATCCAGCCGTTGCTGGCCGAGGGCTGGCAGACGTTGAGCGAGTCGTACCCGGATTCGATCTTCTGCTACAACGTCCAACTTTACCGCGACCTGGCCGCGAACGGTTTCCTACGGATCTTCACGGCCCGCGACGACGGCGTGATGTTTGGGTATGTCATCGTGATGTTAATCCCGCACCCGCACCGCACCGACGATCTGGTGGCGGTCGTGGACGCGTTCTACGTGCAGCCGCCGTATCGCCCTGGCGGCACTGCGCTGCGGTTCCTGCGCTACGTCGAAAACACGATAGTTGACGACGGGGCAAGGATCATCACTGTTGCCACGCAAGACGCGATTCTTGGACGGTGGCTGCGCTCTTGCGCTCACTACCGCGAAGCCGACACGGCATTCGAGAGGAGACTGTAATGGAAGCGTTGTTAACCTCGGTTGCTGGCGCTGCGGCTTCTGCGCTTGTGGGTGGATTGATGACAAAGAAGCAGCCTACGCCGGAAGCTCCCAAGGTCGAGCCGCCGACGCCGATGCCTGATCCCATGGCGCAGAAGGCCGTGGCGAGGCGCAAGCAGGCAATCTCGATGTCGAATCAACTGTCGTCCGCCAATACCGTCCTGACGGGCGGCGACAAGCTAGGGGCGTGATGAACGTCAAAGAACTCTACCGGCTGGCCGACGACCTCTTCAGCAAGAAGTCGTCGCTGAACTCGCTTCACCAGGAGATTGCGCAGAACTTCTACCCGGAGCGGGCGCACTTCACGTTGCAGCGGCCGCTCGGTGAGGACTTCGCCGGCAACCTGTTCTCGAGCTACCCGCTGCTGTGCCGGCGCGACCTCGGCAACCAGTTCGGCGTCATGCTGCGCCCGACTGCCAAGCAATGGTTTCACATGCAGCGCAGGTACGAAGAGAAAGAGCGCAACGAGGTGCAGCGCTGGCTGGAGACTTTTGAGGAAACTCAGAGAAGGGCGATGTACGACCCGATTGCGCAGTTCACGCGCTCGACCAAGGAAGCCGACCACGACTTCGCTGCGTTCGGGCAATGCGCGATCAGCGTCGAGGTCAACCACGGCAACAAGTACGGCAGCCACCTGCTCTATCGCTGCTGGCATCTCAAAGAACTCGCCTGGCAGGAAGACGAGAACGGCAAGGTCGAGGCGAAGTTCAGGAAGTGGAAGCCGACGCTGCACACACTGCGGCGCACATTCGGAAAGCTCCACGACAACCTGGAGCGAGCGCACACCAAGTCGCCGTTCAACGAGCATGAAGTCATCCACATGGTCGTGCCAGCCGAGATGTACGACAAGGGCACCACCAAGCCGTACTGGGGCATATGGTATGACGCAGCGAACGATTTCGTCCTGGATGAATCGCCGCTGTGGACCGGGCACTACGTCATCCCGCGGTGGCAGACCGTATCAGGCTCGCAGTATTCGTACAGCCCGGCGACCGTGGCTGCGCTACCGGATGCTCGGCTCATCCAGGCCATGACCTACACGCTGCTTGAGGCGAGCGAGAAGGCGAGCAATCCACCCATCGTCGCGACCAGGGACGCCGTGCGCTCCGACGTGGCGGTCTACGCTGGCGGGATTACCTGGGTCGACTACGAGTATGACGAGCGCCTTGGCGAGGCGCTGCGCCCGATCACGCAGGACTACCGTGGATTGCAGTACGGGCCGCAGATGAACGCCGACGTGAGGGCGCTCATTCGGGAAGCGTTCTACCTCAACAAGCTCTCCATGCCGGAGCGTGCGCCAGAGATGACCGCGTACGAGGTGGGGCAGCGCGTCCAGGAGTACATCCGCAATGCGCTACCGATCTTCGAGCCCATGGAAGCGGAATACAACGCTGCTCTCTGCGAGACGACGTTCGAGTTACTTTGGCGGAACGGCGCATTTGGTGATCCCCGCAATTGGCCGCGAGAGTTGCACGGCGCCGAGGTGGAGTTCCGATTCGAGTCTCCCCTCCACGACGCCATCGAGCAGCAGAAGGGACACAAGTTCCTGGAGGGCAAGCAACTCCTCGCGGAAGCCATAGCGATGGACCCGGGCACCGTGAGCATCGTGGACATCCAGGCGGCCTTCCGAGATGCGCTCGAGGGCATCCAGGTGCCGGCGACATGGATTCGCTCCGAGGAAGAGGCCGCCAAGATCGTCGCCATGCAAGAGCAGCAGGCACAGGCGCAGCAGATGCTCGGCAGCATGCAGCAGGCCTCCGAGATCAACAAGAACCTCGCTGGTGGTCAGCAACCGGAGCAGCCGGCTGCGGCACCGGCGGCACCGCTTGAGGCGCTGGCGGCATGAGCGAGTCCCGCAAGCGCCAGCTTACCCGGGCGCAGGCGCCGCACGCCCCGGCCGAGTGGGAGGTGGCCGATGCCTCTGCCATGCAGGCACTCGAGCGCGGCGTGGCGGAACCGGATCAGCAGAAGCGGGCTCTGGACTGGATCATCCGCATGGCCGCCGGCACGTATGAATTTCAGTTCTACCCGTCTGATCGCGAGACGGCATTCGGGTTGGGTAGGGCATTCGTTGGGCAGCAGATCGTGAAACTGCTGCGCGTGAACACAGCGTCAATGAGGAGGGTCTAGTGGCTGACGAGAACATCGTGGACGAAGTGGTTGACACCAAGGTAGTGCAGCCGGCAGGTAGCGAACAAGTCGGGGCCGACCCCGCAGGCTCGGTCGTCCTCACCGATGCGCCTAGGGAAGACAAGCCGGTTTCAGCCCCGGCAGATTGGCCGGCAGACTGGCGCGAGCGTGCCGCGGCCGGCGACGAGAAGAAGCTCTCCCGGCTCCAGCGCTATGCTTCTCCGCAGGCGATCGCCGATGCGCTGATCGCTGCGCAGGCCAAACTGTCCGAGACGCGCCCCGTGCTGGGCAAGGATGCGCGGCCTGAAGAGGTCGCCGCCTATCGCGAGGCGCTCGGCATTCCGGCATCGCCCGACAAGTACGACCTCTCGGGCCTTGAACTGGTCGACACCGAGAAGCCGATGATCGACAAGTTCCTGGCGACGGCGCACGCTGAACACATGACGCCGTCCCAAGTGAGGCAGACGCTGCAATCGTACGGCGAGATTTCCGAGGAGATGCGCAACCAGCGGCTCAAGCTAGACGAGGACATCAAGTCCCAGGCCGAGGACAAGTTGCGCAGCGAGTGGGGCAACGACTACCGGGTGAATTTGAACCTGCTCACCAACCTGCTCGACACCGCGCCTTCCGGCGTGCGGGAGCAGTTGCTGCATGGGCGCCTGGCTGACGGCACACCGATAGGGTCGAGCGTGGAGGTGCTGAAGTTCCTCACCGGGATCGCACGAGAGCGCAACCCCAGCGGCGTGACGGTGCCCAGCGGGACGACGACGACACAAGGATTGCAGGACGAGCTCGCGAAGATCGAGAAGACGATGCGCGAGAACCGAAACGAATACAACCGCGACGAGCAGATGCAGCAGAGGTATCGGCAACTGCTCGAGTGGAAGATGGCCCAAGAAGGGCGAGCAGCATAGTCGGACACCCTCGCAAGAGTCCCGACGAGAAGGAGACGTACCGAATAGACAGCACGCTGGCCCCCGACAGCCGTGAGCGGCCCCGCAAGGACACCCCGACACACTGGCCGTAAGGACACCCCGGGCGAATGTCGCGTTTCAACATTTGACTGGAGCAAATCCAAATGGCCGACACAGCCTTTCAGATCCAATACCGGCAGGAATTCATCGCCGCGTTTGAGCAGCATCAATCGCTGCTCCGGGACACGGTGACTACCGAGGCAGTTATCAAGGGTAGTCAAGCCGTGTTTCTCGTCGCCGGTTCCGGCGCCGCTACCGCCACGACTCGTGGCATCAACGGGTTGATTCAGCCGCGTGCTGACAACCTGACCCAGAACACCTGCACGTTGCAGGAATGGCACGACCTGTCCCGCAAGACAAGCTTCAACATCTTCGCGAGCCAGGGCAACCAGCGGTCGATCATGCAGATGACTACCATGGCCGTCATCAACCGCAAGGTCGACAGCCTGATCATCGACGAGTTGAACACCGGCTCGGTGACGCTGGGTGGCAGCACCACCATTCCCGATGTCTCGTTCTTCCAGAACGCACGCGTGAAGCTCTCCAACGCGAGCGTGCCGTGGGACAGCCGGGTGACGCTGCTGTGTCAACCGTCGTTCCTGGCCTATCTGGAGCAGGCACCGGAATTCGCCAATGCTCAGTACGTCGAGGTGCGCCCCTACGCCGGCAATACGCCGTCGTGGAAGGATCAGCCCATGGCGTATCGGTGGCGGAACTGCCTGATCGTCGAGCACCCCGGCCTTCCCGGCAAGGGCACCAGTTCGGAGATCAGCTTCCTCTACCACCAGAGCGCCATTGGTCAAGCCATCGACACGGGTGGGTTGCAAAGCGAAGTGGGCTATGACGGCGAGCAAAGCTATTCATGGGCGCGGTGCAGTGCGTTCATGGGCGCGAAGCTGCTTCAAAACACGGGCGTCGTGGTAATGACGCACGACGGTTCCGCCTACGCCTAACCTGCCCATCCATCATTAACAGGAGACATTGAGATGGCATACCTTGGTTCGACTCAAAGCAGTTCCGTCGCAAACCCGCCCATCCGGCTTGCCGGTGGAATGGGCTACGGGGCAGACGCACACATCGCGTCTGGCTCCACGCTGTACATCAACAACGACTACGGCGCCTCGACCGCTGGCACTTACAAGCAGGGGCAGGGGTTCGGTCAGCAGTTGTGGATGTATCACACCACCGACATGACGAGCGCGATCCTGGCGAGCGGGTACTTCACCGACGCCGGCCGGCTCGGCGTGCGGCCTGGCGACGTGTTCATCATGGTCGCGCAGGGATCGTCCCTCGGGTCGTCGCAGATGTTGCGGCTGGCCGTGGTGTCGAACGTGTCCACCGCGGGAGCGGCTTCGTTCTCGACGGCGACCACGATCATGGGTAGCTCGTAACACCCATCAGCCCCGGGGGAAACCCCGGGGCATCAACCTGGAGGTTCTATGTCTGACGACAAAAAGCGCATGCCGGTCATCATGCCGCAGCGCATGCGGTTGCGCGAGTACGAGATTCAAGACTGGGTCGCGAACATCGAGTACGGGTTCTCGCTCGAAGATATTCTGGTGCCGTCTTTCTGGGCGCACGTCGCCGCTCAGATGAAGCCGTACGACCACATCGAGGCCAGGGCCGACGACGGTTCCTGGGTCGCCCATCTGCTCGTGACCGGGTGTGACCGTACATGGGCGAAGGTCGCTGTCGACCGGGTCATCAAGCTGACCAGCAAGGACATCGCCGAGACGCAGGCGAGCCAGCACGAGGTCAAGTGGCGCGGGCCGCAGCACAAGTACAGCGTCATTCGCGTGGCGGATCGCGAGCCGATCAAGGCAGGCTTCGCTAACGCCGAGGAAGCCGCTCAGTGGGCGCGTGAGCATGAGCGGGTCGTAGGGGTGCCGTGACGACGCGGGCTGACAGACGAGGGCTTTTGCGGCGTGCGGTACTGGGCCGGCAAGCTCAACCTGTCAGCCTGGACCGCTATGCCCTGGTTCAACTGCCGGCCGCATCGCTGTGGACCGGGGCGCAGGTTCACGTCAGGGACGAGGTCGACGGCGCGGTAACGTGCTTCAGCGACGGGACTAACTGGCGGCGCATCACCGACAGGGCGGTTGCCACTGCGGTAACACCCGCAGCCCTGAGTTGCGGCGGTGTCACAGATGGCTATCTGGATGCCGTCGCCGGGCCGTATTTCGTTTCCCCAGGCGCCGCGACAGCGACAGCTTCTGCTGCGCTGATATGCGCTTCTGCGCTGGATTGCGAGGCGCTGGCGTTCGGGACGTTGCGCACCCCATGGACTGAAGATTCGGACGTTGACACCGATGCTGCTGCGACTGCGACGGCAGCGGCTGCGTCGATAGCGTCAGTCGCGCTGTCTGCGGCCGGATCGGCCACCGCGACATTGGAAGGAGTAGCAGCATGACGACACGACTGCAACTGTACAACCTGGCGCTGCTCTTCAGCGGCGAGCGTTCGTTGGCTTCCCTCACCGAGGCCCGCGAACCGCGCCGGCTGCTCGATCAGGTTTGGGACACCGGCGGGGTAAAGAAATGCCTGGAGATGGGGCAGTGGATCTTCGCCATGAGGACGATGCAGATCGACTACGACCCAGACCTCGACCCTCAGTTCGGGTTTCAGCGAGCGTTCAGCAAGCCCTCTGACTGGTGCGCGACTTCTGCCGTGTGCTCCGACGAATACTTCCGGGAGCCTCTGATCCAGTACGTGGATGAGGCCGGCTACTGGTACGCTGACCTCGACACCATCTACGTGCGCTACGTGTCCGACGACGACCAGTACGGCGCTGACTTGAATAGCTGGCCCGGGTGGTTCGAGGATTTGGTCGCATGTTTTTTCAGTCACCGCATCATTTGGAAACTCAGTGGGTCTGATGACAAGGTCAACCAATCCGAGAAGCGGCTCGAGAAATTTCTGAAGATCGCGCAGAACAGGAACATGCAGGCCAGTCCGACGAAGTTTCCGCCGGCCGGCTCCTGGAGCCGCTCCCGCATTCGCAATAGCCGCATCTCCGATGGCGGCCCGACGACCGGGAACCTCTACTGATGGGTCGACTGACCACTACGCTGCTGGCCTTCAACCGCGGCCTCGTGTCGCGGCTTGGGCTCGCTCGCGTCGATGTCAAGAGAATCGCCATGAGCGCGGAGCAGATGTGGAACTTCCTGCCTCGCGTGCTTGGCAGCATGAGCATCCGGCCAGGCTGGAAATACCTTGGCAGCACCAAGGGCGATGCGGCGGCCAAGTTGATCCCGTTCATCTTCGCCGTGGACGACACGGCAATCCTGGAACTCACCAGCGGCTACCTGCGGGTCTGGCGCAACGATGAACTGATCACCCGGGAGACGGTCGGCACCGGCATCACCAACGGCGGATTCGCCAGCGACCTAACCGGCTGGACCGACAATGACGAGGCAGGCGCTGCGTCGACCTGGGCGACCGGCGGCTACTTGCAACTGCTAGGCGACGGGACCAACGCTGCGATTGTCGACCAGGAAGTGACCGTGGCCGGCGGCGACATCAGTGTCGAGCATGCGCTCACGGTGACCATCCAGAAGGGGCCGGTCACGATCAAGGTCGGATCATCGTCTGGCGGTGA